GAGTTGTTCGATCTGAGGCAGGCTTTTAGGGACTACCCCCAGTTCGCCATACCACACGCTCTCCACAAAAGCCCTGACCTGATAAAGGAGTATGAGAGGAAATGGGCCGTTGTCAGTAGGCCCGATAATGTAAGAAGAATAGTGAAGGCATTTGATCGTGGTGCCAAGGCCGGAGGGCTTTCCTGGTACAACACAGAGCCATTGAGACTGCGCTTTATAGAAGAGTTTGGTCCCGAGATAGGCAATAATCAGTTTGCCCGGTTTATGGGCCTAGTTGCAGCCGCCAGTTCACAGACTAATGTTAGCCAGGACATCCGCATCGCTATGGAAGTATACGGGCGAATGGCCCGTGCTCAGCAGTCTGGCTCAACCGTTTCCTTTGCCGGTGTGCAGGGGATGATGCAAAAAACACATGGTAATACCATGCGGGACGTTATAGCTGCCACAGACCTGTCTCCTGGGGCCGGTTATTTCGGTGACCCTTACGGTCGTTATCCGCGTACAAAAACGAGTAGGTTTAACGAGAACCTGTTGGGGAACCTAGACCCTATAACAATAGACGCCCATAACCTAAAGATGCTTACTGGGGATAGGGGACTCCCAACGCCTTTCGATGACAAGCGGTACAGATACGCAGAACTCCCTCAGCAGGCAATTGCTGAGCAGTTAGGGGTGCCTGGCGCAATGTATCAATCAGCCACTTGGGTGGGTGGTGGTACAGGTGTGATAGACCCGAGGCCCTTTCTACAGCTTATGCAAGAGCGCATTATATTCAACGCGGGCGTTTCCGGCATGAAGCCCAACGTGTGGTTTAAGAAGTGGCTGAGAGGGGATATACCAGCAGTGTACTCAATAGGGCCTATAGCGATGACTGGCAGTGGCGCACTGATCGCTAACGAACTGTTCAAAGAACCAAAGGACGAGGAAGGAACTTAGTGGCAAAAAACAAAATGACAGAAAGAGAACTGGTTTCCCGTATAGAAGCCGAGATAACCGATTCTCTTGGGTACGGTGACGAACTTTCTCTCCAACGAGAGAAGGCTATGGACTACTACTATGCGATGCCTTTCGGCAACGAGGTAGACGGTCGCTCTCAGTTTGTAGACTCTACTGTTATGGACACCATAGAGTGGATAAAACCCTCCCTTATGCGGGTTTTTGCCAGTGGCGACGATATGGTGAAATTTAGTCCTGTTGGACCCGAAGATGTCCCGATGGCCCAGCAGGCCACAGACTATGTGAATTACGTATTCACTAAGATGAATCCGGGTTGGTCCATCCTCTACGCCTGGTTTACAGACGCCCTTTTATCTAAAAACGGGATTATAAAGGTCTGGTGGGATGAGAACTCCACAGACGAGCGCGAGGAGTATTTCGCTTTAACAGACGACGAACTCAACGCGCTACTGTCTGACGAGAACGTAGAGGTCCTGGAGCACACGGAAGATATCCTAGAACAAGATAACGACATGGGCGGTATCACCGCAGAACCCGCTCACGATATCACCATAAAAAGAACCGTCGTTCACGGGCAGGTGCGGGTCGAGAACGTCCCCCCTGACGAGTTCCTTATTGCTCGGGAATCTAAGACCATAGAAGAGTCTCGCTTCGTATGTCATCGGGTCAAGAAGACGTTGTCTGATCTTAGGGAGATGTACGGAGACATAGACCCAGAAGACCTGAGCACCGGCAGCCAAGGTGATATGGGCGACTTCACTACCGAGCGCAGCGCTCGTTATGCCTTCGACGGCTCAAACAACTTTGGGTTTAACACGTCCGAGACGGAAGAGGCTTTACAGACCTATTGGCTTCACGAGAATTACTTAAAGACAGACTACGACGGGGACGGCATAGCCGAACTCAGGAAAGTGAGCCTCGTGGGGAGTTACGTCCTAGAAAACGATGCGGTCGATTACATCCCGTTTGTTTCCATCACGCCTATCAGTATACCTCACAAGTTCTTTGGGTTGTCTGTCGCTGACCTTGTCATGGACCTGCAGTTGATTAAGAGCACCCTGATGCGAAACCTCATGGACAACGCTTATAACCAGAACTTCGGTCGGTATGCTGTTTTGGAAGGACAGGCTAACTTAGACGACCTCTTGACGCAACGCCCAGGCGGCGTGGTCAGGGTTAAGTCTCCGAACGCTATCATGCCCTTAGCCACGCCTCCTCTGGAGAGTTATTCTTTTGATATGCTCGAGTACCTTGACGGCGTCAGAGAGTCCCGGGCTGGTGTCTCTAAGATGTCTCAGGGTCTAGACGAGAACGCCCTGAAATCCCACACGACGGCGACTGCTGTAAACGCTGTTACGACAGCCGCTCAATCTCGTGTTGAACTTATCGCAAGGAACTTCGCAGAAACGGGTGTAAGGCAGCTTATGCGGACCATATACAACCTTTTACAGAGGCATCAGGATATCGAAACGGTCATTGAGTTGCGTGGGGAGTGGGTTCCAATAAGACCCTTCAGTTGGAGGCCTGCCCTGGACTGTACGGTGTCTGTTGGGCTTGGTAGCGGCAACAGGGATCAGCAGCTTATGCACCTGAGCGCTATGATTCAATTCGCGTCCGAGACTATGGCTGGCGGTTTGCAGGTAGTTTCGCAGAAAAACATGTACAACATGGGCGCAGAACTGATTAAGAACATGGGATTTCAAAATGTGCAGGACTTCCTGACCGACCCTGACACTTTGCCTCCAACCGGACCGTCACCAGAGGAGCAGCAAGCCCAGGCAGAGGTAGAACTCAAGAACAAAGAACTGGATATAAAGGCAGCAGACGTTCAGATAAAAGCGCAGAAATTACAGCTAGACGCTCAAAACGATCAGGTAGAGGCGCGATTAAAGAGCGCTGAACTCAACTTAGAGGCCCAGCAGGACAGGCCCGTAGCAATAGGAAGAACATGAACAACGAAATAAGGGAAGCCCAAGCTAAGAGGCTTCTTGACGATACCCTACTCAAAGAAGCGTTTGATACGCTTGAAAAGGATATCATGGATAGCTGGGTTGCAACCAGTATCGATGATGGTAGAGCCAGAGAACAATGCTGGATATCCATAAGACTCTTGTCAAGAATCAAGGTTCATTTAACCTCTATTATAGAAACAGGGGAAATGGCTAAGAAACTGCAGGAATACCAACTATAAGGAGATGAAAAATGGCGGATACGCAACAAGCCCCGCAAGAAGTAGCACCTGACGGAAACGCGCAGGATGGTAGTTTAACAGAGGCGCAAAACGCACTTTTAAGATTAATGGAACCTGCAGAGGAAACCCCAGAAACTGAAGAAGGGCAGCCTACGGAAGAGGAAGAGTCTCAACCTGAAGAGGAAGACAAATCATTGGAAGTGGAGTCTGAAGAGTCCGAAGAAGAAGACGACGACTATGAAGGCACCGATAACCGCGAAGAGGAAGGCGAGGACTTATACGCTGTCACCGTAAACGGTGAAGAGCACACAATACCCCTTGACGAACTTCTAAAAGGATATTCGCGTCAATCGGATTACACGAAAAAAACGCAGGAAGTATCTGAGCAGCGTAAGGAGATGGACGGCTTAAAAGGCCGTTACGAAACCGAGATGGCTCAGATTCAGGCCGAGCGTGGACATTACGTAGAGGCACTCCAATCTTTATTGGATGGTTCTATGGGTGCACTCGACGAATTTTCCAACGTAGATTGGGAACAACTCAAACGAGATGACCCTATAGAGTTTGTCACAAAGAAAGAAGAGTTCCGGGAAAAGCAGGAAAAGATGCAGTCCGTACAAAGGGACCAGCAATTAGCACAACATCGTCAAACAGAAGAGTATAAGCAGCTACACAAGGATGCCCTCGACGGAGAGCACGCTGCGTTAGCGGGAAAGTTACCCGACTGGAGTGACGCTCAGAAGCGATCAAAAATTAAAAAACAGGTTCGAGACTATGCTCTTGGGCAGGGATTTAATGAAGAAGAGATCAAAGGTCTTGTAGATCATCGTTCAATACTAGTTCTTCTAAAGGCTAGTAAGTACGACGCTATGAGTAATTCTGACGTCAAGGCGAAGAAGCTAAAGAATAAGCCCAGAGTGATTCGCTCGGGCACTGGCGTCCGCGATTCTGCCAAATCAGGCTCCCAACGTAAAACAAAAATGAAGCGTCTTCAGCAGACAGGCCACGTCGATGACGCAGCCTCTTTGTTGGAAGATATGTTTAATTCCTAACTAGGGAGATAAATCAATGGCAATTGCTACAAATACGTCACTAACCTATAGTTCAGTGGCGATACGCGAAGACTTGTCTGATGTAATTTATAATATCGCTCCTATGGATACACCTTTCCTTTCTGGTTGCGCTAAAATGAGTGCCGATAACACGAAATTTGAGTGGCAGGTAGATTCGATAACAGCAGGTGCAAATAATCGTCATTTAGAAGGCGACGATTCACCTGAGTCTACGGCAAGGGTGCTTCCAACTCGACTTTATAATTATACTCAGATCAGTCGTTACATTGCTCAGACCTCAGGAACCGACGATGCTGTCGATTATGCGGGTCACGGCAAACACCAAGCCTACATGTTAGCTAAACTCGGCAAACGTATGAAGAGGGACATGGAAGTCATGCTCACTCAGAACATCATATATTCGGTCGGTTCTGCGACAGGAGGCAGGCAAACAGCAGGTATCCCCGCATGGCTCAACACGGCCCATGTTGCGGGTGGGTCTGGTGGCTCGCCTACTGCCGGAGCAACCGGCGGTACGGCTATGGTCAACAACTCATCGACCGCTGCTTGTACGGAAGCCAACATCAAAGCAACCATTAAGGAAGCCTACGATGCTGGTGGTCAGCCAGATATGATGCTAGTTCCGTCTGTTGTAAAGCAGACGATCTCTTCATTAGCGTCAGTAGGTTCAGGTTCGGTGTCGCTAGGTATTCCGCCTCGTAACAACGTATCTGGTAAGGGCCAAGCAACAGCTATTGCAGCTGTTGACGTCTATGTTTCAGATTTTGGGACTTTCAAAATAGTTCCAGATAGAAACCTAGCCGCGGATGGCCCGGGTTCAGTTGCTGCAAATGTTTTCTTTTTAGATATGGATTACTGGGGTGTTGCATGGCTCCGGCCTTTCCAGACTGTCAATATGGCAAAGACAGGCGACTCAACCAAGCAGATGCTTCTTGGTGAGTATGGTCTTGTTTCTAAGAACGAAAAAGCAAGCGGTATTCTTGCATCAGTAAGCTAATCGAGGAAGGGGCGGGGAAACTCGCCCCTAACTTTCTATGAAAGACAAAGATATTGAAACTGCTGTTAATAAGATGGTGAAGGGTAAGAAAGCCCCTCCCAAAGCTGCTAAATCGAAGGAACCAACAGATGCCGCCGGATGGCTGAGAAAGGCTTATATCGACGCCGATCCTGCCGATGGTGCACCTAAAGTGGGGAACATGGGTTATGTCTAAGCATATTCTTGATAACGACCCTATTCGCCGCACTGAAATACAGTTTGATTCAACGGATGATTCGTTTAATTTCAAAACTACGCAGAACGCCGAACAAATTCTTAACGAGAATAAGGCTAAGTATAACGCATACGGAGATAAACTGTCTCTTGGTAAGAGAGGAGAATGGCATCATACCGCCTCCATTCCTATTACGGTATGGGAGAAGTGGATGCAGGACTCCAATGGGGCTGTTGCAAAGGACACCAAACTTTTGGCTGCTTACCTTAATGACCCCGATTATAAGTATTTCAGAGTAGCCCCAACCAACCTATAAGGTAAAAGATATGATTGAC